GGTTGTGAACTCCGGTGGTGGCAGTTCCTCCGCGGCTGCCCTATATAACGTGTTCATCGAATACGTAAGCCCTGACGAAACCAACGGGAAGGTACTGACCATCCATCAGGCGGGATCGGTGGTGGAAACTTTTACATATTAATAGTATAGGATGAGTGAAAACATTCATCATCTCTCCGGCAATTTATTGGTTGGGTCGTCACACTTCTTCGTCGATACAACCAACAATCGCGTGGGTATAACGACGGCGGATCCGGATGCGGGTCTCCACGTGAACTCGAACGCCTACGTGCACACAGACTTTAGGGTTGGCTCTGGTATAGCGATGAACGTCACGGGCGGTCGAATCACGGCCGGGTCCTTCGAGGGGGATGGATCGTTGCTGAGCGGAGTGAACTCTGACAGCGGGAGCTGGGTGAACGGGACGAACTCGAACGTACACTTGGCAACTTCAACGAATAAGGTTGGAATCGGCCGGAATAATCCCGCATGTGCCTTAGACATAGCTGGAGAAGACGTGATGATTAGAGGAAATACACCTTCGTTAAACTTTAGTGAGGGGACGGGTGCGATGGATGCAGCTTTTAGAATTCGTTATGATGGAGCCACTAAGAATGATAATAATAACTTTTTAGCCATTCAAACTGGAGCTAACTTTGGGCTCACAGCCCTACACGCAAAATATGACGGCAACGTCGGCATCGGTATAACAGATCCGGAAACTGCTCTGCATGTGAACGGGTCAATAACACTTGGAGACCAAGGTGCGAACAGTGTAACGTATACGGACGCTCAGTTAATATTAGGTGGGACACACAACCAAGGGTACAATCGTGGAAATTATGTAAAATTGTTAATTTCGGGAGGGAACAACGATGGTAGTTCTCCATTCTACATCATGTGCGAAGATGAGAACGGATATGATCAGTTCTATGTAAAGGGAGCGACGTCCGACAATGGTGGTACAGCAATATTATACATAAAAGGCCAGGTTAAAATTGCAAGCGCCGGTGATACTTACGCCTTTATACCAGGAAACGACGGATGGTTGCGATTACAGGGTGCCGAGTTTTTCCAGGGAAACTTGTACGGTAGTTATACATCACTCGCAGTGGGTAATTTCTATGCCGCGGGATCTACACGATTTTCAAGTGATGATCGCGTCAAACATTTTGAAGAACAAGTTCCAGCCCTCGATCTTATACGACAACTAAAACCTTATAAATACAAAAAAACCAGTAAAATCTATACAGAGGACTATACAGGTGAAATAGGGGAAGAAGGTAAAGACTGGGAATGGGAAATAGGTCTTATCGCGCAAGATATCGAGAAAATCCCGTATTTAGAATTCGCGGTGAGTAAACCCGAAGATAGTCCAGAGGATAAGTACGGTTTGAATTATACACAATTTATAGGTGTGTGTATTCAAGGAATTAAAAAATTAGACGAAGAACTCCAAACCACAAAAGAAGATCTCCAATCCGAAAAGAATAAAGTCGCGACGATGGAACTATTAGTCGCATCCCTCGTTAAACGTGTCGGGGATCTCGAAAATCTAGTGATTTAAAGAAAAAGCGCTTTCGTAAAGTACAAAATGTCTTGCATCGCCACTCTCAGGCCCGTCATTACCACCCCCATTCAATCCAGGAACAGGGTTAAGTCTCGCACTGTTCGCACCGTAGTGCGGGCGAGCAACGAGGGGTCTCGTTTCACAAAGATCGACCGCCCTAACGATTTTCTAGCGGTCGCAGAGCGCGTTAACGGTCGTGCGGCCATGATTGGTTTCACTTCCGCGGTGGTCGATGAGATCATGACTGGTAACCCTATCAGCGCACAGTTCCACGATAACATCGGACTCTCCATCGCTGTCGCATCCTTGGTTTTCCTCGGCACCGCCGCTAACCCGGAGGATGAGGGATACGTCCAGGGACCTTGGAAGCCTGAGACCGAGCTCGTCAACGGTCGACTCGCGATGATCGGAATTCTATCACTTCTACTCACCGAGTCTATTCATCCACAGGTCCCATTGTTTTGAGCTTAAAAATAAAAACTCAGTATAATATAAAATGTCAGGTGGAATTGCCCAACTCGTCGCCATTGGTGCCCAAGATGCCCATATCGTAGGGAAACCCGAGGTGTCATTTTTTAGGTCTAACTATAAACGTCATACAAACTTCGCCCAAACTGTCGAGAAGCAGGTTATCCAGGGCAACCCCACCAATGGTGGTATGTCCTCCGTTCGTTTCGAACGTAAGGGAGATCTTCTCGGCTACGTTTACATAACTAACCGTGTCAAACGTGATGTATCTCCAAGTGGGTGGCGGGGTGAAATTGAGAAGGTAGAGTTAATCGTGGGAGGTCAGGTTATCGACACTCAGACCTCTGAGTTCTCTCAAGACATCGCCCCTGCGATGCTCGCGCAGACGTATTCCAAGTCTCTTGCCGGTGCGAGTGCGAACGCGTCGGGATTTTACCCTCTCCATTTCACTTTCTGTGAAAATGCTCAGTCCGCTCTTCCTTTAGTTGCTTTACAATATCACGATGTAGAGATTCGTATTAGGTGGGCAACCACCGCAGCTACCGATTATGAGGTTCATGCTCAATTCATTTACCTCGACACCGATGAGCGTACCACTCTCGCGAACACACCCCAGAACATGCTCATAACCCAAACTCAAAAGATGGTTGCTTCCGGTGCCTCTGCTCAGGAACTTTCCTTTAATCACCCCGTTAAGTTTTTGGCATCTCACGACAGTGCTGGTGGTGGTCTCAATTTCAAGAGTGGTAATGTCAAGCTTCAGATCAATGGTACCGATGTTGGAGACGCGAAGCATGCTTCGAATTACTCGACAACCTCTCTCTATTACCACACCCCTTTTTACAATCTCGATAGTCAAATCGATCACCATTTCCTCTATCCCTTCTGCTTAGATACCGCCAAGCTCCAGCCCACGGGAAGTTTAAATTTCAGTCGTGTAGACAGTGCTCGTCTTCTCACCGACGCTGGAACTTTTGGAACGGACATATATGCGGTTAACTATAACATTTTACGCATAGAAAATGGTATGGCAGGCTTGTTATATAGCAATTAAATCCTAATTAATAGTAAATGTTAGTCTTTTTGTTTTTATTGGCTTTCGTTTTTATGATCACCTACGATCCTAAATCTGGAACTCTTAATCAATATATTCCCACACAGAACGCTCCGTGTAAAGATGGACACTATAATGAAGTTCAATTCGCTCAGCATGGATACGAGTGCCCCAGGAACGATAAAGTAGCTATGGGCGCGATTGTTAGTGCTTAAAAAAAAGAATACTTAAAATACCATAATGTTTGCTTTTGATCGTGAAACCGCAACCATCGTCGCCGCAGTATTATGTTTAGTTGCGACCCTCTACATCTACAATGAATTCAAAAAGAATAGGCAAGATATGGAAGAGTTTAAGAACACCGTCAACGAGAAGCAGCGTCCCGTCATCGTGGAGCGCCCCTCCCGTATCCAACTCGTCAAGGCTCCCGTAGAGAAGCCGTCTCCCGTCGGTAAGGAGGAACCCGTGAAAATCCCTGTTGAGGAATCGAGCGAATAAACTTATCAGGGGATTATAGAGTGCTATGAGCAATGAAGAAACATAAAGCCATCGCCATACCAGTGTCATTTCATGATGGAACTGCGAGATTCCTAACAGTGAGAGATAAAAGATTTAAAGAGTGGATATTCGTCACCGGAGGGTGTAGACGAAGAGAAATATTTAACCCGTTACGTACAGCTTTACGGGAACTAGAAGAAGAAACAAGAGGAGTCGTATCTTTAAAAAAGTGTGATTATACACACTATTCATTTACGGTTAAAGAAAGTCCAACTGTAGATTTAGAATATAACGTATTCATATTTTTTGTAAATTATTCCAGGACCGATCAACAAGAATTAATACGACGTTTTAACGAAGAAAAGCATAAGATGCATACAAAAAAGATTAATATGAAACGTACATACGATGAAAATGATTTCATGAGTTTCGACACTTTACAAGAATTCAATGGGAGACGTAGATGGGATAGGATAGTCAAAAATGTCGTACGTAATCCAGAGTTCTACACGTGCGTGTCTTCTCTCAATAGAAAATCATTTGCTATTAAATAATGAAGTCTAAGAACTACATTCTCAAGCAAATCAAAGATATACTCATAGATCATAAATCGTATATGGAAGATAAAGCTGAGAAATATATTGAAGAAATTAAAACTAAAACTGTATACGAACTTTTAGTTTTAAAGAAACAACTCGTAACCGAAGATGAAGAATTTATAGATGTTTCGTATCGTCGATCGATTTGGCATGAAGAAGAAGATTAAAAAATTAAGTACAATA